GCCATTATACGCTCCTGTATTAATTGTTCCTAGAATCACACGGTCTTGTGCATCTTCACCATCTCGAAAAAATCCAAGAACCCAGGTTCCTTCTTTTGGAGAATGAACTTCGCCTTGTGCGCTATTGAGCGGAAGCATAGGATATGCCCAAGGAAGATGTTCTGTTGGAACTTCTTCTCGACTCTCGTTATCAAATCCATAGGCACGAACTCTCATTCGTCCAATCCCCAGCGGGTCCATTCGGTCTTCTATGACACCTTCAAACCAAATAAATCCATCTCGCCCCATTCCCTTTTTCATTTTGTAATTCCTCTACGCTTCTTTTCATCTACAATCCATTTCTGGGCAATATGATTTTGCGGCTCAAGTTTAGTAAATTTAGAAGCACGCTTATAGGCTACCGTTGATTCTTTTTTATAATCCTTACCTTCTGAATTATCTATCACGACAAAATCTCTACCAAACAATCTCTGAAATGCACCAATATTGCGCTGAACTGCTCCCCACATTTTTTCAACTTCGTTTCTTGGCAACTTTCTAGGCCTATCCGCATTTCTTTGTAATGCAGTCTCTAAGTCTGTGTTGACAAAGAGCATCATGGTGTCATATCCCATCCGGACAAGAGCTTTTCTTTGCGTATTAATTCTGTCATACTTTTTTCCAGTTCCATCAATAACCAAGCCAAGCCTTCCAAGCAATGCAGCTTCTTGTTTCTTTAGAGTCAGGGCCTTTGCTGCCGGACGAATAACTTCCTGCGCTCGTTTAGAAAAAACATTTTCGGGAGTCGGCGCTATTCCCGCCTTTTTTAGAGCCTTTTCAAAAACATCATCTGAATTGATTAGGCGCAAACCTAAAGCCATCAAGCCTGATTGGTCTGCCATAAAAGTTTTTCCAGACCCAGGCCCTCCAGCCATGAACACAGCCTTAAAAATTCCAGGGTCGTTAACACCTTCTTCTAAAAAATGTATAAATGATTTCATTTTCATATCCTATGCCCAATGATGAACTATTTGTTCGGGTAATGGAGACGCATAAGAATCGCTGGATAATTCCATATGCAAAGTATGGGTTGTTTTATTCTCCTCAGACGACTTCTCAAGAGAATGTCTCAATCCTGTAATCAAATATCTTCCTGATAAATATTTATCTGTATCGCCCAGCGTATAATCCAAGGCAGGAGAAGCTGATGGTATTTTAATCTGTACTACTTCACCAACTGTTCTGTCACTATCTCCAGAAACTGTAATATTTAACTTCTTAGAAAAGAATTGATTGAGCTGAGAAATACGAGTCAATGCTGTAGAAGTAGTACGATATGAAGGTTGTTCTGAATATGCCAAATAGTGATCGGGAATAGATTGAACAAATGAATCATAATAACTTCCAAGAGACAAGTCATTGTGTAGCATGGTATTTTCATCCGAAGATTCTAAATGCTTTGTGCTAGAATAAGACTGAAAATAATTACGAGTAGAATCTTTTATCTGACGAAGAACAATGTCATGTGTTTTTGCCTTAGATGCATAGGCACCAGACACAACCCCAGGAAGATATTTCGGAGAAAACGCTTGCATGTCTGAAATGCTATAATATGATCGACCAACCTCTTTTTGCTTACCTTCTTGTGCCATGACTATTTCTCTAGTATATGTAGCCGCTGGCTTTTTATTAATGCTTGAATCCACCAATGCTTCTATAGGCCCATAATAATAACCTGTCTGATTTTCAAAAAATACATAGCTCACACCATCTCTATATAAAGGAGAAACAGACCATTTGGTCAACCAATTGATTGCCTTGAAGGGGCTCATTGTAGGAACCACACGACTTGTTTGTTCTGTTGTTGGTATTATAATTAGACTCTTGCCAGTTACCCCCCTGACATGTTGATCATAAATATCCTTCACCATATCTGAAATCAATGTTTTGTTATAGGCTTTTGAGAATTTAACCTTTTGGTTTTTAATAAACTCCGGAGAAATAAATCCTAAGACATAAACTTGCTGACCCTGGGTGATTTGAAACCTTGTCGGAACCTCATGAAGATGACCAACAAAGACATATGGTTCTGATGCAGAAGGGGTAATAAACTTAATGACAATCTTCTCGTTTGTGATTATTGGTATAAATTCAAATAAGGCTTGTGTTTCGGTAATCGTAATTTGACCTTCAATATAGTTCTTTTTCATGTTCTCAAAAATAGAAATATTTTTCCAAATATCTCCTAATTTAAAAGAATCTTTATGATGCGACGAAAACAATTCAACCGAAATGACATCGACATCACCGCCTTTAATTATACCTTCTTGTTTTCCGACTACATCTTCAGCCATGATAAATTATACGCCCAATTTCATTAAGGTTTTAAACTCTTCTACAAATTGATCTAGATATTCTCTCTTCAACAACTGGAGTATTCTCTTTTCTTCATTAGCATCGGCTTCGTAATCCAAACAGGAAACAATTCTCTTGGTACTTGCTGTTCCTATTGAAGTATTGACATATTGCTCTTGTGTAATCCAAACCTTCTCGGCTAATAATGTTTTGCCAGAAGCATCATATATGTCCCGTTCAAAGTGATGAATTCCTGTTTGTATCGAAACCAAATCTCTTGTCTTGTCCCACGAAAATGCAGCAAAAGTAGTAGAATCTATTTCTACGTTGATTTGAAAATATCGGTCAGAAGGATCTGTATGGGGTTCCCACACACCATGAGGATTATCGGATGCGCTAACTATGACATCTCCATCTGTATAAGTTGACTTGGCAACTACTTTAGCTGGAGATGTATACGAGATAAGAGGGAAATTTTTGGCTGCATTAAATGTAACAGTATAGCTCCAGGCATCCTCCACCCCCCCATCCTCCAAGGGGTCGTTAACAGGAATATGCAAAAACTCATCAATTATCGTCACCTTTTTAGTGACACTATTATAAGTAGAAATGGTTCTTGTATTACCTGTAATTCCTGTTGTTCCATTTCCTTCGGACGTTATACTAATCGACCCGCCCACATAACGATTAGGAATACTAGATGCATCGGCCGCCAAATTAAAAACCGTTTTAGATGTGGAGTCGGTTATTATCCCAGAGTGATATGCACCAATAGTTTGGTCATACCAAATCTCGGGAACAATAATATTCACGGTATCTCCAACCCCTATGGTTTTAAATGGGTCGGTGGCTGTCATGTCAAACACCCAAATGGCTGTTGTGTTTCCCGCAGGAAACGATCCCGACGTAATTCCTGTATTACCCGAGGCGGTTGAGGCCTTTGGCCTATTTTCATCATCGGTTCCATCCGCTGGTTTTTTATCATAAGTTTGCGCCTCAAATGTGACCTCCGTTGGATGTGTCTCGGATCTAATTCCTGAATTGGGCATCGTCTTGTTGGGCGGAGGTATAAAAGATGTTAAATTAACCGACAGCCCAGAGGCTCGGGAAGACGAACCATACGTGGTGTTTATGTATCCTTCAAAATTATTGTCGTTCAGCACCAAATCATATGTGTGGTCAATTATATTATTCATCATTAAAACGACCCAATGATACTGCGAAGAACCATAATACTTATCGGCTATGATTTCTGCATTGTCACCATCTTGCATTGGATAATTATAAAAAATGGCTCCATCCAACAGAGCCTCGGCCCGAATTTTTACTCTCCGAAGAATATCAATCGCCACCTTGGTTGTTCCGTCACCATCGACATCATAATCTACGGTAGGAATCATCTGAAAATATCGTTTAGGCATAGTGTTTAATATCCTTGGTCAATCTTGCCCTTGTGCATGATTTCGAGTTCAGTAAAGGTTAAGTTGAGATGGGTTTCTAATGGATAATTATCATAAAAGGTACTATTTATTCCAGTTCCAGTATAATTTACACTCACTCCGGTTAATGCAGACGCAGCAATTTTATGTGTTTCATTTTCGTTAAAAAATGTAATTTCAAATACATTAGGATATCGAAAGAAAACTCCACCAGCTCCACTAGATTCATAAGACGGAGCAGATGCCCACTTAAATAAATTTATTATGTTTCTAATTGCTTTAGCTTCTGATGCGTTTCTAGGAGCAAGTTTAAAATCAAACGTGAATGAACGAAAATCTACATTTTCAAAAAACATTTCCAGGTGAGGATTAATTGCCTGCCCTTTATTTTTAAAAGACTGATTAACAATGGCATCTACATTACCACCCATAGCAGCTCCGGCTAATTTAGCCAAGCCTGCTTGCGCCAATACACCTCGATTGTCTATCACAGACTGTACAGTGTCACTATTTCCACTGATAATATCGTTTAGAGTTGTACCCTCCTTAACCAGCTGGCCAGCTTGACCGAGTTCTGCCCCTTTCCAATTAAACTTGAGATTTTCTTGTCGGGTGTGGGGAGAATAAAGAGTAATTGAACCATAACGATTGGTTCGACTTTTACCAGCATGTCCACTAAGAAAGTCACGACCAACACCTCCCAACACAGGAGAATTATCTTTCAAAACTTCATTCACAGTAGATTTTGCAATATTTACGGGGGCTAGCAATTCGGTTGTGGTTTGAGCCGAAGCCTTTTCGGCGGTTTCTGATACAACTCGATCCAAAAACGCCTTTTCTCCCGATTTACCAAAAGACCTAGTCCTAGCTTCATTTTGTTTTATTTGCACGCCTTCTATTGTCTGAATATCAAAACGAACCCAATGATCTTCTTCGGCTGATTCGACATTTAATGGCCAGTGAAGAGATCGGGTGACATACTTATTAGAATATAAAGACCCCAACTTACCCTCGGGAATTCCACTCGGGGTATTCCCCGCTTCTGGGGTTGCGTCAACAGTAATAGCCTTCCACAATGCGGGGAAGGGATTGATAGGCATATTAATTCCTTTTTCTTAGTGGTTTTAGACATCACTATTTATACATAATACCATGAGTTATAAAGGCAAATGGCGACCTAAAAACCGCGACAAATATGATGGCGACCCCACCAAAATTATATATCGTTCTTTATGGGAAAGGCAATCCTTTAGATGGTGTGACAATAATTCCGACATTAAATCTTGGTCGAGCGAATCTGTAGTTATTCCCTACAAATCAGCAACAGACGGCAAAATGCACAGATACTTCGTCGATCTAAAGATTACATTCAACAACGGGAACACAGTTTTAGTCGAAATCAAACCCAAACGTCAAACCAAACCTCCCAAGAAAAAGGCGCGTGTC